ATGAAAGCCTCAAGCGTTGGTTTTGTGCCTATTGAATGGAAAAACGGCGATGGAGAAAAAGAGCCACGCAGGACTTACTTAAGACAGGAATTGCTTGAGCTTTCTTTAGTCAGCGTCCCAGCTAATCCAGAGGCACTTGTGACAGAAAAAGGGATAACAGAAGCAATGGCAAAAGGGGTGATTAATAGCGATGAATTTGAGATGTTAAAACAGGCAATAAAAGATGGATTAAAAGGAGGCGATAACAATGATGACGACAAAAAGGAACAAAGCAATATTAAAAGCACCGAAGATGAAAAAGAAAATTGTGAAGGCGAGGAGTGCAAACTTCTCGTTGAAAAACCAGTTGAAGAAAACGACAAAACAATAAGAATTCAGGTCCGTAACTGCGAGGTAACCTCAACCATAACCATATCTGCCGACGAAGGTATAAAAGCCCTTTACTGCGGCAAGGTTAAGAAAATAAGGACCTATATTTTTGACAAAAGCAAAGGTTGGACTGTGGCAAAGGCAAAAAAATGGGTTGAAGAACACGATGACGGCAAGCTGATGATTGTAGAAATTGGAAAAGAAGAAAACTATGAAGAATTTAAGGAGAAAGTAATAAAAGTTTTAGAAGAAGTAAAGGATAGTGAAACTTATCGGCAAATCCTTTTCGGTTCTGTGGGAGAAACCCCCGAGCAGAATCAAGAGAAGGAGAAGATTGCCGAGATAGTAAGAGAAGCAATAAAGAGTATTAAGGAGGGGTGAAGATGGATGAGAAAACGCTAAAAGAGGTATTACAGCAAGGGTTGCAGGAGTTTAAAAGCGAAATTGACAAAAAGATTGAGGAGACAGTAAAAACAGCGGTAGAGGAAAAGACCAAAGATGTAAACGAGCGTCTGGAGAAGATAGAGAAACTGCCCATCACCAATGTAAGGTTTAACATCAATAAGATTCCTTCAACATACAAAGGCTACAAATTATCCCATCAGCTTGAGAAAATCCGCAAAATAGCCTGTAAAAATCCTGAGGAATATCCTATCTTCAGCAACGACGAGAAAGCAGAAGATTGGGCAAAGTTTCTCATCGGGTTTGTAAAGTTCAAGAAGAATCAAGACCTGTCAGCACTTGCGGACATTCAGGCTGTTCAGGCAAAAGCCCAGATGCAAGAAGGGACAGACTCTGAAGGTGGGTATCTTGTCCCTGATGAGTATGCTTGGGAGATAGCAAAACTGGCAAGGGCAAAGTCATTTGCATTAAATCAATGCACCGTACTTAACATGGGGACAGACACTTTAAAACTCCCTGCAGAGGCAAGTTTAGTAAGCGTAGCCTGGACAGCAGAGGAAGGAGGCATAACGGAAAGCGAACCCACCTTTGGGCAAGTGCAGTTAACAGCAAAGAGACTAGATGGGTATGCAAAAGTTACCAACGAACTCTTGCAGGACAGCAATATAGACATCGTAGGGCTTTTAACTGAGCAGTTTGCATATGCGGTAGGGCTTGAACTGGATAATCAGGTGCTTAACGGCACAGGCGACCCAGTTTCAGGTGTTTTGACCGCTAAAGCTGGTTACAGCGTAGTTATGGGAAGTGGCGAAACCAATTTCTCAAGCATATCAGCTGATGATTTAAGCAATATGATTGCTCAGATTGATGAAGGGTATGACGACAATCTTCTGTTTATTTTCAACAAACTGATTATGCATTATATTCGCACCTTGAAGGATGACAACAATAATTACATCTACGCAAAGCCTGGGAATGGAGTCCCCGGAACTGTATGGGAAATTCCTTATTTCCAAAGTGCAAAAGCGCCTAAAACAACTGGGGCAAATACAGCATTTGTGGTGCTTGGAAACTTTAAATATTTCTACATTGGAAGACGTGTAGGCTCAATGTCGCTTGATATTGACCCTTATGGATTGTTCACCACTTATGCGACAAGGTTCAGGATTGTAACCCGCTGGGGGTTAGCAGTAGCAATGGCAAAGGCATTCTGCAGATTATTAACAGCCGCAAGTTAGGATTAACTGGGGAGGGACTAACCCTCCCCTTGTTTTTATTATGTATAAGATTATTTTTATCCCAACCTGGCGATGTAATTTAAGATGCAGTTACTGCGACTATGAAATTAAAGAAAAAACTGCAGAAGGCTATATTTATCGGGCATTTAATAGATTTCATAGAGTAGAGCGAGAGCTTGAGTGGTGGGAGTGGATTGAGCATTTAGAGCGCTTTGAGCCTTTTCTTCTGGAAATGACAGGAGGAGAACCACTTTGTTATAAAGATTTAGACAAACTTCTTTTACATTTGCGGTTAGACTGCAGATGGGCAATAACATCTAATACTTTAAACCGTGAAATGATTAAGAAACTGCCTGCTTACAATTGTCTTGCCTGGACAGCAAGCTATCATTACCAGAAAGACAAAGAGTTTTTAGATAACCTTTACATTTTAAGGCATAAAAGAATCATTCCGCGGGTAACGATTGTGGTAACGCCAGAGAATTTTAATACAGCAGTTGAAAAAATAAAAATGATAGATTCAGAAGGTTATGGAGTTAACATTCACCCTGTTTTAAAAATGGGCTTTAGTTGGGAAAAGGATATGGATAAATGGAATGAATTGCTTGGTATGGCTGATGGCAAGCGAATAATCTTTGTAAGAGATATCTCTTACAGATGGACGCCTCAAAGATATGATTATTGCCACGCTGGAAGTAATTATTTTTGTTTAATGCCAGATGGGAAAGTTTTGCGGTGTTATAGCCAAATACTTACAGATAAGAATTTAGGGTATATTTGGGATTTTAAACCGTTTAAGTTAATGACGCCTTGTGATATGGAATGTATGTTTCCGTGCGACAGGCAAGTAACGAAAGGAGGTAGAGATGTTAAACAAAAACTCAAAGTATGAATGCCCTGTTTGTAAAGCAACCTTGGAAGCCGCTGTTGGGATAAGCATAAGCTGTTCCCGCTGTAATGTGAAGATGAATGAGATTAAAAAAGGCGTAGTTACAAAAGGCAGAGCCGATGAAAAGAAACGGAAGGCTTAAAATCCATTGGGTAACACAGGTCCATAATCTTGTGGCAAACGCTCTTGGGTATAATACCCATAACAAGTTTATGCGTAAATACTGCTCACAGATTATGGACTTTGATGATACCGCACCTGTGGCTTTAAATATTACACCAGCGGATCAGTATTTTACTGTCCCAGGGAAATTTAACATCTTATTTTCAATGTGGGAATTTACAGATTTACCAGATACTTATATTGAAGGAATCAATAAAGCAGATGCTGTGATTGTGCCGAGTCGATTCTGTAAAGATTTATTCCAGCGCTATACGAAAAAACCAGTTGAGGTCTGCTGGGAAGGAGTGGAACCAGAAAAATTCCCATTTTATGAGAGAAAATTCCCAGATTTTAAAAAAGGAGAACGATTTAGATTCTTATGGGTAGGAGCGCCTAATCCTCGAAAAGGATACCCTCTTATTTTAGAAGCCTGTAAGCTAATTGAGCAAGTCCCACAACTTGAGATGTATATAAAGACAACTATGCCAGATATTAACTGGATAAAGACAATTAAGAGCACCTGGAAATACCGAAAGTATATTTTTAGAGACTTTTATAACATAAAAAGATGGGGCTCAGCTTTAATAAGAAGCATACGGAGAATACCAAAGCCTATTTATCGCAATACAGTTAAAGTATTGGGAAAACATAAAAATATTATTTTTGATACAAGAGTTCTTCCTTTTGACGAGCTGGTAAAACTTTATCATTCAGCTCATTGTTTCTTACTGCCTACCTTAGGCGAAGGGTGGGGGCTAACATTATGTGAAGCGATGGCGACAGGATGTCCTTCTATCGCTACTCAGATAACAGGATGTGCTGATTTCTTTAATGATAATGTAGGCTATCCAATTGATTATGAATTGAAAGAGAAATATATATCAAATTACAAAGTGCACACAAAAATTTTTGTCCCCGACACAGAGGATTTGATTAAGAAAATGATTTATGTTTTTAAGCATTACAAAGAGGCATTGAAAAAAGGAAAAGCCGCATCCACACGAATACACAATAAGTTTACTTGGGAATTAAGTGCTAAAAGGTTAGATAGCATAATAAGGGGGTTTATCAATGCGAATTAGGTTTTTATTTTTCTTGATATTTTGCTGGCTGGCAAATAATACCTATGCCGATAGTTTACTCTTTCGTAAACAAATTCTTAATTCTAACGCAGATGTTTCTATATCTTCCCCCACGGATGGGCAATTATTGAAATACAATGGGAGTAAATGGGTAAACTGGACGCCTGATTTTCTCACTTCGGACCAGATAGACACCGAAGCAGAATTTGAGAGCTTGCTTTTCAGTGTCCTTACTCCATCAGAAGCCCTATTATTAGACCAAACTTCTCCACAGACCATTTCAAACGGTATTCCCCTATTAGCCAATGACCACCCAGCATTCTCTTATGCTCACGAGTTAGTAGATAAAGAATATGTGGATAATGTTGCAACAGCCTTTGGAATTAGGTTTTACACCACAGATACAACAGACGGAGATACTGGTTATTATCTTGGGACGCTTTCTCCCCCAGCTTTTGCTGATAATACAATAGTTGTTTCTAATTTAACCAATGATGATTTGATAGCAACTTGGATTACAGAAACAGGTGCAAGTTTAGACAAAGCGATAAAAGGGCTTCACGAGGGAGTGTTATTTGCTCAGAGAACAGGAGGAACAAAAACTTTAAGAGTTTACTTTAAACTCTACGAGAGAGAATCAGGTGGAACAGAAAATCTGATAGGAACTTCAATGTATAGCAGTGAAATTGACTCATTGGACAGTTATACAGCCAGTTTATTGCTTGATGATGATTATGATTTAGCAGCTGGTTCAAGATTAGTATTGAAATTATATGCAAATGTAACAGGAACAGGGAGTTCTCCTGAAATCACTATTCATTGCGGAACTGATTATTTGTCTTTTATCCAAGCTCCGACTAATTTAGAAATACTGGAGGATATATTCGTCCCTTACGATGGTGCGGTAAAAGATGTGGATTTAGGCGGTTATGACTTAACCACCACAGGCACGATAGATGGTGGGGCAGTTAAGGTTGGTGGAACTGATGTTTTAACCCAATCCACTAGTTTCAGCGGTGATGTGTCAGGAACATATAACAACCTGCAGTTAGGGAGTGGGGTGGTTACTACGACGGAGATAAGCGATGGGACGATAACCCATACAGATGTCAGTTCAAGCGACAGTTTAAGGAAATGTGCTTTACACTTCACAATAGACGGTGGTGGAAGTG